TTTCTCCCTTTCCGGGTACCTTTGTACCCTTTTAAAATCATTTTGGATTGAACGGCGGGAAATTGCCCCGTAATCGGGTGTTCTTTGTTTCGTTCTCATAATTTATATTTTTCTTTTTCTTCTTCTGTCCAATCTTTTTTAGGTTTTAAAGCCATAGGGTGCGTTTCCCTATTATATCTTATTTTTGGGTTACAAAGACAATTTTTACATTGTTCACATTCTGACGGTTCCATAGAACCGTATTCTTTCGCATACTTGCAAAGAAAACAATCTTCATCCATTTGTTGAATTAAGCCTATTTGCCTTACTATATTTCTTACACAAGCATCTAAATCAATAAAATCTGTATATCTTTCATCTTGTGTTTCTACCGTATATCTATCAACAAACCTTATTCCGCTGTTTCTTTCATCATCAATATCTTTAATTCCATCGTCTTTCAATTTGCGTGATATATTTAGCTGTCTAAATTCCAAAATATCATTCAAAAAATCATTAAGCCATTTTTCAAAATCTTCCCACGTGTTCCATTCAAATATTTTGAATGTATCTTTTATACTCCCGTTACAATCGGGCGTTTCATCGCACCACTTATTAATTTTTTGAACTATTTTATTTATACCTTCCGGGTTATGATAAGGGTGCATTTGATATATAACACCTACTACTGAATTTATAATCAGTTTATTTGTAATTCTAACTTTGCTCATAATTTCAAAATTTGATACTCTTTCTTTAATAATTCTATAACCTTAACGTTTCCGGGATAAATGCGCATATTTTTACGGTCGCCATTTTCCCAACGGTTGTGCATTTCAAAACAAAGGATATTGATATTGCGGGGGTCGTGCGCCATTTCCGGGTGCGAACCCCTCGTTAGGATATGCGAACAATAAACGGCGGAATAACTCGACAACGGGCGCAATGTTTCCTCGCATTGGTGCGGCTTATGTTCCCAAATCCACCTAAAAAACCGTTCGTTTGCCTGTGGGATATTTCCACGACCAAAAACGCAATACCCGAACAATTCCCGTTGGATTTCGACACGCAACCGAATATCCATTGTAAACCGCTTGTAATCCAATAGGGGGCAAAACCCCCTATCGGTTACAAATTGGTATTCTTCCCGGTCTGTTAGCAATATCGGCTCCATTGCTTACATATCCGCCGTTTCGTCCTCCGGGTCGTCCTCGTTAGCCGGGTCGCCGACCTCCGGGAACAATCCGCCCTCCTTTTCCGGTTCTGCGACCAAACCCGGTGCGGGTTCGCCGTCAGCCCCGAACAATTCCAATTGCGCCTTTTTGCCTTTGAACAAAAATGCGTAAACCTCGTTTTCAATGTCCGCAACGATTTCTTCCAATTCTTCCTCAAAACCGAACGTTTCGGTATTGAATTTCAGACGGGGCGAATTTATCGCCGTCTTTTGGTTGTTGGATACCGTGAACAATCCCGTAAGGACGACCCCAACGTTATCGTCTTGACCGGAATAGGACACGCCCCGAACCTCAATGTTTTTCAACATTTCGTCGGCAAAATCCCGTGATAACTCGCTTTGCTTTTTGGTTGCTTTGAAATCGGACGTTTCAACCATTGAAAGAAAGGACGTAATATTAAAAATCCGTCCCATGATTGGGCGCAAACGGTCGAAACAATCCCGCAAATCCGGGTGTATGTCCTTTGCACTTTCGACGTGGTATTTGTTCGTGTAACTCTCATTGCCGATTGTTTCGGCAACTTCATAATGCACGTCTAACCCGCCGTCCTTTAATGTCTTTACTTTCGACAATGCAAACGCCTTTTCACTTGGTATTAACATAACGTTTGCGGCTTTTTTTTCTTCGTTCATATTATAATATTATTTGTCGCCGGGAATCCGCCCGGCACGGTTTTAATCAAAATTCGTTTTCGTCCAACAATTCCCGTGTCTTACTATTCGACGGAACCGCCGGGCGTTCCGGTTCCGGGGTTGGTTCCGGGACGGGTTCCCCGGTTCCGATTGGTTCCGTTACCGGGTTGGGGTCGTGGAACTCAATATTGCGCCCGCCTTTGGGCTTTTCAGGCTCAAATTGGGCTTTGAGTTGTTCCGCCGGGTATTCCTTTTGCGCTAACTCAATAATCCCCAAATTAACCAATTCCGGGACGCAACGGCGCAACGCCCTTATGTCCTCTAATGCGTCATGCGCCGGGAATGTTTCGCCGGGGAATAACTTACTATATAATTCCTCTAATTTGGGATATTTTCCCGGTCGCCCGTTTGAATACAATGCGCCGACAAATTTAATAGTTTTCATCATTGTATCAATGCGCTTTCCCTTGTGCAATGCGTCCTCGGCTTTGGCGTCGTAATACTCTTTGCCGCAATAACGCAAAATGTTCGCTTTCAACATCGACGTATCGAAATAAATGTTGTGCGCACATACAAGCGGTGCGGCGGCGGCATCCGTCAAAAATTCGTCGATAACCTCGGCAAACGGTACACCCTCGGCAATTGCCCGTTCGGTCGTTATCCCGTGTATTGCGGTTGTTTCCGGCGGTATCTCGTAATTGTCCGGCTTAATTATAAAACTGCGTTCTTTGTCGCCGAACGCCCACGCCAATTGTACGACGTGCGGGAATTGGTTAAAATCCGCATCCCATTTCAAACCCTTTGCGGGTACTCCTGTTGTTTCGCAATCGAAAAAACAAATGTCTTTTAATTCAAATTTCATACTCTCGTTACTTTTTTATTCGTTAAATAATCGTTTTTGCCCGTCGTCGTTGGGCGTTTGCTCAACATATTTTGCCCGTGTAATCCAAACGCACCCGCAACGCAAACACTTTATCCGGCTGTAATGCTTTGGCGTGTATTCGTGGCGAATAATCCGCCAACCCGCCAACGGGTAATTCTTACGCTTTCCGTTACACTTGCAAAACATACCTTACAACGTTCGGGGGTCGTCAATATACGTGTTGTATTCCTCGGCGGCAATCTGTTTGAGTGTTTCGATATGCTCGATTAACTCGGCGTTCGACAATTCCGCCACGGTGCGCAATTCGTGGGAATATTTCCCGGTTTCCTCGTTGACCCGCTCGACGTACATAATTGGGGAAAACTCCCGCAACCTCCGTTCCGTTTGTTCCTCCGTAAGACGTTCGCCCGCCTCCCAAATGGCTTGGCGGAATGTTGGTACAACACAATTGAAATAGTACCCTTTCAACGCCTCCGACGAACCGGGTGACGCAACGGTAAAACGTGCAATTATGCGGCTCCCTTTGTGCATGGAAAAGAACTGATTCAATTCACCCATATACATTTGCAAACCGCCATTGTTGTTAATTATGCCCGTTGCTGTCATCTCTCTTTTTTTCATTATCTCCAAACTTTACGTTAAACCTTTCTGAAAGATATTTTTTACAATCAAACTTTTCTCCAAATATATTTTCTTTCATAAACTCATTAAATTCTGCAATAGAATCATAATGCAATGAAAAAAACAACCATTCATAAGCATCATTGAAATATTCATTTATTTTGCTTTTTGGATGTTTATCTAAATATTTTTGTCCGTTATTAATATAGTATTTTATCATATTAGGATATTTCATAAATTCTAATATCCTATTTTTTTTACTTGCTAACGGGCAACACATACAACCTAAACGCCTTTCAGAAATAAAATTACCTTTGTTATCATAATACAATGGGTGTAATTTTATATTCCTTTCTTTCACAAAATCTTCAACATCTTTTTTTGTCCAATTTAATATAGGGAAATATTGATTTGTTTTTTCTTTTTTGTTGAAAACTCTGCATTGCTCCGGTTCTTTGTAACGTTCTTTTCTTTTATTACTTTCTTCGCTCCTTATGCCTAAAATAGCATAATTAAGTATTTTATACTCTTTAAGATATGCACAACATATTCTTCTGTGTCTTGACGGGAATCCGGTTTTCTGTATTATTTGCCCAAATGAATATTTAGGTTTTATTATTTCAACTCCTCTTTCCCTGCAATGTTTTATTGTACCCGGCGGGTCTATCGTTGTATTTTTGTATATCGCCCTATATTCTACTTTTGCCATTCTTACAAGTTCTAAAATAACGTCAGAATCCTTTCCACCGCTATAACAAACTTCTATTGGCTGCCCTACTTCTTTTGCTTTTGCTGCTGCTGATTGAATCAGTTTAATAGCAAAATCAATCTTTTCTTTCAACGTTTTCATTGTCTTTCTTTTCTTGGTCAACCAATTGTTTCATTGTAATATTAAACGCTTCGCCGCCAACTTCCAATATAAACTTTCTTTCGCTGCTTGAATATCCATGCAACTTCTTATCCATTGCATTTGCATACAATACCGTCATTTGTCCCGGTTCAAAAACTCCTCGTTCCTGCAAACGGTCTATCGGGTGCCGCTTCAATGGTGCGTCCGCCATCATTCCGGCTTTTCTGCGGGTGTTTTCCAAATCGGAAATAACCACTTTCAGATTATTATAAAAAGCGGGTGTTTTCAACACGTCCGCAATTGTCATTTCTTTAACTTCCATATTGTTTTGTTTAAGGGACGCCGGGGAACCGACGCCCCGGTTAATTACTCGGTTTCGCTGTATTCCTCAATAATTAAATCGTCCTGTCCTCGCTTGACTTCCTCTATAAATCCTTGATACCCTTCTTTCCGGGCTAATTCGATAAGGGATTGCAGACGTTTTGCGCCCAAACTTTCGCCCCTCGCAATGCGGAATACCTTAACGGTCGGATTGCTTGCGATAATCAATTTTGCGGCAACCTCCATTATCTGACTATCCGACACTTTCCCGGCGACAAACGGCACACCGTTTAACTCCAACCCGTCGTCCGTGAACGTCAACCCGGCAATCGGCAATTCCGATTTCGCAATAAGGGTTTCCCGCTCTTTGAGCAAATCCGACAACTTTTTTTCGTGGGTTTGGGCGACCTTTTCGGCGGCGTCCTTTTGCTTTTTCTTCGTCAGATAGTCCACAACCAACGCATTGATTTTGTTGTGTTCCTCGGCTTGTTTGAGGCGTTCGGCTGTATCCAAATTCTCCGGGTTGTTTTCCTCGTACTTTGCCAACCATGCGGCGGCGTTGTTCTTGCGGGTTTCGTAATCGGCTTTATCCGTTTGGATTTGCGCCAATGTTTCGTCGTATTTGTCGGCGGCGGCTTTCGCATCGGCTTTGCTCTTTTTCTTTGCCGCTTCCAATACCTTTTTTGCCTCGGCAACAATCCGGTCGTATTCGGCTTGGGCTTCCGCCTCATACTTTATTGCGGCTTCAATCTCTGTATTCTTGGTTTCCTCGGCGGCTTTGATACGACCGGGGATTGCCTCCAATTGTTCCGTCCGGGTTTGCAATGCGGTACGCACGGTTTTCGCTTTCTCAATCAACCGGGCGTTCTCGTTTTGTTCCTCCATTAAATCGGCAATGTCGATTTTCTCGGCATACGTTTTGACGTCGCCCGGTTTCAACTGCTTTTCGGCGGCGGCGCAAATGGTCGTGTACGTCTTGACCTCGGCGTTGGCGTCCTTTCTTTTCTCCTTAACGGTCATAACCTCGGCGTCAATCTCGGCAATACGTTTTTGCACATTCTCCGGCAACAATGCCCGGACGTATTGCACTTGCTTTCGGCGACCATCGGCGGTTTCAGACCACCGGGAAAACTCCACGGCGTCAAAATCCGTATATCCGAAAACCTTTTGCAACATACTTACGTTATCCGACCGCATCCCGGTTGTTTTCTGTTTGATTGATAACGTACCACGGGGGTTGGCTTTGGTAAACCGCAATTCAACGTCGTATTCCTCGCCGTCGTCGCCGACAACCATTTTGGCAAACCCTTTGTCCTCGCCATTACGCAACACGGCGTCCCGGTTCCCGGTCAACAACGCCCCGATTGCCTTTAATAGCGTGGATTTTCCTAACTCATTGTCCCCGGTAATGAAATATACATTACCCTCAAAATCTGCGTTGAACTCCTTAATTACTTGGAAATTCGACAACTCTAATTTTTTGATAATCATTTTATCGCTCTTTTTATGCCGGGGTTGCCCCCGGCGGTTACTACTTATTTGTTTGTTAATATCATTCTTTGGTGTATCATGCTTTGCACCTTGTTAAGCGCATCCCGGTTGGCGTCAACCTCCGACCGGGTGCAATCGGCAATAAAGTTTTCCAAACGCTTATACAGGTCGTTCAACTCTTTTGCCGTCATTGCATGGCGAACGGCTCCCAATTCGTCCTTATCCATTTTTGCAAATTCGTTTAAGGGTTTCCAAATCGCAACGTTTGGGGTCGTCGGCGTTCTTTGTCGCATCAATTAACGGCATATCATTTGTTTTTGCCGTCCAACTTTTACCCGTAACGGGCGACGTGTAAGTTACTTTGTAATGTCCGTACCCGGCAAACTCAAACCGGAAATCGCTGATTGTTGTTTTCGCTCTCATTGCTTTTATTTTTTTAGCATTACCGGGAAAACGCCCGGTCGTTGTTATTTCATGCCACAAAAATACGGGGAATATTTTAATTACCAAAATTTTTTCTTTTTATTTTCGTGTTAGGGCAAAAAATCCCGATACGGCGCAAGTCGTACCGGGATAAAATCAAAATAATTTCATTTGCGTATCTGTTAAGACGGCAATAACGCCGTCAACTTTTTGTTCCCATGCCGTCCGGGTTGCAATCTTTTCCGGCGTTGGGTTCCGTTCGCACCTCCGTTGGTTGTGGCGCATCTGTTTAACCATGTACGCCAATTCTTCCAACGTTATTTTAGCCGGATTTTCGATTTGCGGGCTTTTGTTTTCGTCTGCCATACTTTTACCCATTCAAACAAAATAATCGAAATACGTGGCTTAAAACAAACGGTCGTGCATCGGGGCGGGCAAATTCTCCAAAACCCAACGGGGGTTGTTGTGCAAAATGTACCGTCCAAAGTGCATTATCATAAGGGCGTCGGCATTCCACAACGTCGCCTTAACATCGGGGTAATAATCGGCGGCGGCTCGTTGGTATCGCTTTTTGCGCTCCGGCTTTTCCTCCCCCTTAACCCGCAATTTCAATTCATTTTGCCATTTTTGGGGGTGTACCAAAACAAACGGTACGTCGCACATGGCAATTATCGTTTTCAGTTTCTCGAACTCGGATAACAGTTTTTGAACCCGGAACGCCTTACCGGGGTTGTCGGTTATATCATCCGGGCGCAATTGCACCTTTTCGACGAATACCAACGGGCGGCAAATACTTTTCATGTACTCAAACCATTGTTTCAACTCCATAAGGTCGCCCGGCATTTTAATAACCTCGGTTTTGTGGTTCGGACGCCAAACAGCAATCCCCCCGGATTTTCCGGGGTCAATGCCAATAATACAATCAATCGTTATTTTGTTCATTTCCAAAAATCTAAATAGTTATCAATCTGCAATTCGTCCGCAATCATACGGTCGAACGTGCGTTTTATCTCTTTGTCCCTCGCAATCTCATACGCCGTAAAATCCAATTCCGGGGCGTCGGTTCCCTTACGTTGAACGTGGTACGCCTCGTACTTGTTGACGAACCCACGGGCGACACGTTGCATATATCGGGCAAATGCTTGTTTGCGGTCGTCCTCGGTTCCGGCAACCTCATTGGCAAAACCCAACTTTCGCAACCAATCATAAATCAATATTCCGTCAGTAATCCCCAACACAAACCGCCCGGTATATTTATATTGCAAAAATACCTCCCTACATCGGGCGACGACTTGGTTGTGATAATACCGTTTTTCCTCCGGCGTCAATTCCTTTTTCGGCTCCGGCAATGCCTTATACGCTTTATGTATAACCCCGTTTTGTTTCCGGCGGTATGCGTTCAATATCTTTGCGAAATAATCGGCGTTAAACTGTTGGTAATGCTTTTTGTCCGGGTTGCCTTGACTGTCTTTCGGCAAATAGTCGTCCAATTCCCCGGTCGTCGCCAATTCAAATGCCAACTTAATATCCGCCAATGTCATTTGCGAATAGTATTTTTTGAGTATATCCAACAACCGGGTACAAATGTACGCCCAATTTTCCGAATTGGTCGGGATTATATACCCGACGTCCATTGCAATAAACCGGAACATTTGCCCGGTTTTCGCAATCAACGTGTCGTCGTCAATATCGGCAATTTGCATTTTCGTTGAGGCGGCGAAAATGTACTTTTCGACCCCGGATAACGATTTGGCAACCTCCGGTAATTGCAACATTTGTCGGCGTATGTCGATTGCTTTTGTACCGGGCGTTGGGTTGTATATCGCCAACGCCACAGATTGCGTATTTACTGTTTCCGGCAAATTTTCCATAATCAATAATCGTTGTTAAGAAATTCCATTGCGCCCGCCACGTTCAACTGTTTTTGCGGGGCTTGGTATTCCGGTTTCAAATGCAATTTCTTTTTCTCAATGTCGCCCCGGATAAAATTGCGTACCGTCGCAATCCAACCCGTGCGGGTTCGCTTAACTCCCTGTTTGGTTTCCGACCAATCGGCGACCGTGTGGAAATAATAAATCAAATCGACCTTTTCAAATTCCGGCGTCGCAAACAGTTTTTCAAACTCGGAATAATCATTTACGCCGTCCGCCCCGAACTTAACCAATTTGTAAACATCGGAATTGCGAAATATGGACGTTCTTTTTTTATCCTTTTCCAAATCCTGTTGTTGTTCCGGGAACAAATCCCCGACAACAGGGTTGGCGGGTTTACTATGATTAGTATTTGGTTTATTTGGGTCATTAGTAATATTAGTATTTATTAGTGTCGGATTTTCCGGGTCGGGTTTTTCCGTATCCGGTTTAACCGTATCCGGGTTTTCCGGTTGCGGTGCATCCATAACCGGATTTTCCGTAAATGGTTGAAAAATTGCTTTGTCGCAAATCTCATAAGCAAACCCCGCAATTGTCCCGTCCGGGTTCCTTTGCATAATCTTTGAGCAATACCCGAACTTTTCCAACTCTTTAATACCACTATACAGACTATCCCGACCGTCGGTTGCCCGGTTCGTCAAATCTCGCATATTCAAAACCCAATCGTCCGGCAACATTTGGACGTATGCAATTATTCCTTTCGCTTTCCAACTCAAACGGGTATCTTTTAAGAACTCGTTTGCCATTTGGCAATAATCCCGGTCGTATTTACGCCGGGTAATTGTATTATTCGTTGCCATTGTCGCCGCCCTCCAATTGTTTAACAGGTTCCCACGCTTTGCGCACTCTTAAAACATTGTCCGGGCTTTCGTTCGGAACCAATGAAACAACAGGGAAACGGGATTTGTCGCCGGGCTTTTGGGTCGTGGCAAATTGTACGTTCAAATCAAATATAATTCCCTTACAAAATCCCCGTTCCGCCAACATACCGTCGAATGTTTCCCGGATTTGCGGGATTGTGGACGCCGTACCCTTTGTTGAAAACTGCCATACCCCGGCAACGCCACGTACCAACGGTACAATAAAATTCAATGTCAACGTAATTTCCCAACCATCGTGTCCGTCCTGTTTGCTTTTCCGATTGGGGTAACGCTTGGTAATAGCCAACATCAAATTCGGGTATTCCTCCGTTGTCAATGTTTCGTACTTTTTGCCGTCCCAAACTTGGAACGTTTCGCCGTCGCCCGCCGCAATCAATCGTCCGTCGTCGTCCCGGTACTCGTACCGCTCGTTGCATACTTTCGCCGGGTCGTCGTCCGGGAAAACGATTTGAATTGTTTGGGGCTTTTCGCCGTATGCCTGTGTAAATAACCCGGCATACTTTCCCGTTGGTATGAAATAATCCACGCTTTGCGGGTATCCGTTGGCGTTTTTCATTCCGATTTTTATTTGTCCGACACGGGGCAAAATCAAACGGGATTTTTCCGCCTCCGGTCGTCTTATTCGTCCTTTCATGCTCTTTATATTTCGGGGTCGTCGTTCAACAATCTTTTCTTATTCTCGTTTTTGGGCTTTTTTGGCGCATTTGCGGGCTTTTGTTCCTTTTCCGGTGCAACAGTCCGTTTTGCCTCCTTTCGTCCCGTGGCGGGCTTCTTTTCCGCCTCCTTTGCCGTTTTCCCGGTGCGTTTCACAATCTTTGTTTTCTTAATCTCCGGTTCCGGCGTTTGTTCCGGGGCAACCGCATCCGCTTTGACGGTTTCGGCGGCGTCCGTGGTTTCGTCCGGGGTCGCCTCTTTGGGGGCTTTCGTTTTAATCAATTCCGCCAAAGACAACGATATTACATTTTGGGACAAATCCGGGGCGTCGTCCAATACAACCATACCATTAACCGCCGTAAACGTGTTGTCCCGCTTTTCGTCCTCAATGGCGGCAATCTCCAACAGATAGGGGATTTTCCGTATATTGGGGCTTTCGGTTTGCTCTTTCAGATTGTACGACGGTTTTTTGCGCCAATCTTTCGGGCTGAAATTGAAAATACGGTTAACGGGGAATTGCTCAAAATTGACGTTCCACATATCCCGGTACATTCCTAATTGTATTTCGCTTTCCTCGTAAAAACCTTTTCGCCCGCTTTTGAAATCGACAATTGCGTTAATCCGGTCGTCGCTTCCAATCTTTGCCCGCATGGTACACGGGCAATCAATCATTCCGGCGTACTTGTAATACGGGTGTACCAACGCAATTTCAACGGCTAACGGTCGTACATCATAATCCAATACGAATTGCGCAAACGCCAATACGTCCTTTTTCAAATCGTCGGCGTAATAAATAAAGTCGTCCGGCAATCGGTAAACCTCAATGTATTCTTTTAGTTTGCCTTTTAGCCCGTCCAAATCATACGCCCGGTTAATCAATAATTCCTCAAATGCGGCGTGCATAAACGTTCCATACGCCGCCCGTTCGCCTTTGTATCGCTCGGCTTCCTCAATGCCTTTGTTCGCAATCCAATTTATAAGGTGCGGGGCTTTGGGTAATGTTTGGGACAATATAGTTGTAACCGACGGGAAAAACTCCGGGTTCCCGGCGTCGTCATATCGGTAATAATATCGGTGTCCCTTGCTGTTTAACTGCCAAACCTTATACGGGGGTTCAATCAATGTTTTTTCGTCGAAAAACATTGCCGTCATTTCCTCAACCGTCATGCCCGGTATTATCTCAAACACTCCGGTTGGTTGTTCCGGTTGAACATCAACGAACGGGGGAATAATTGTTTGTTGTTCCTCGTTAATCTCCGGGAACATATCCGACGCAACATTGCCGACGGTTCCCGCAACCTCTTTTACCGGGTCGCCCGGTTTATCGCTCTTTGCTCTCATTACTTGTACTTTTTATATTCTGAAATTCCACATAATACCATTGCGGCGCACATTGCCGCAAATAACAATTGCCACGGGTTCCAAAATGCGCCAATCAAACAACATAACCCCAATGCGCCAAACGTAACAATTAGGGCTTTCGCTTGAAACAACCCGGAAAACATGGTTTCGGCGGCGGCTTCCAACCATTCGATAAACTTACTTTTCATTGTTTCCGCCCTCCATGCCAAACAGGTAATCCGCCGTACAATCCAACATTTCGCAAAGAATAACGACCCATTCCGGGACAATCCGTTTGGTCGTGCCGTTACATAAATTCGTCATATTTACCTGTTGTGCGCTCTCGCTTGCACCCTCAAAAAGACGGGCGGCAATGTCTTTTTTCAAAACCTTTTTCCCGTTCGCCTCGGAACGGGCGATTGCTTCGTTTACTCTTAATCTCAATGCCATAACTTAAATTTTTTTGTTAATAACTTGGTTCGTTGCTCTCTTTGTATCCGCAATTGCGGCACGTTTTTTCCTCCCAAATCGGGCTATATTCCGGCGGGGTCAAATATCCGTCGCCTCCGGTACGTCTATATTCGCCGTCTGTAACCTCCATTTCCCCGCCACACTCCGGGCAATCATCGTCGCCAATCAATACACATTCCAACAGGGCGTCCAAATGGACGGAACGAACCGGGGAAATACCAATTGCCCGGATAACGTCCACCATTTCCACTACGAAAACATCCCGTTCGTAACAATCGGCGACCGGGAACCCCCAATTGTCGCTTATGTTCTCGATAATCTGTTTGTTGATTAACTCCGTAACGATTGTTTCGGATACTTGGTTGGCTGTTTTCCCGCTTTCGGTCGCCAACATCTTTAATTGCTCACTTTCTTTTATTTTCATATCATTTCCCGGTATCCCTCCGGGTAGGCTGTTAATCTTTTGTTCTGCAAAGGTAGAAAGATTTTTTTAATTACCAAAAATATAATCTTTGTATTGCGAAATCATTTTTGCCGGGTGCGTGAAATATCCGATTTTTAACCTACCTTTGCAATACCGCATTACCAAAAATCGCTCTCGGTTACTGCGTACCGAACCCCCGGCGTATCTGTTACGTCCGGGGGTTCATCTTTTCCAACGCCATTTGCGCCGCACAATAACAAAATCGGTATATATCGCCATAATATCCCGTTTGGTCGGTTATTTCCTCAATAACGCCCGCCGGATATTCCCCAAACGCCACATATTCGTATTGCGTTGGGTCTAACCCCAATGCGAACTCAAACGTAATGTCAATATATTTGTTCCCGACCCGGTTAAATGCGTGGTCGATTGGTATAAATACGTTCGTTTTGCCCTCAACGTATTGCACCCGGTCGGGAAATAACAACGTCAGCAAATGCGCATTTTTATAACACTCTTTGACTACCGGGCGAACCGTCCGGCGTATCAATTCAATTTCCCGTTCGTCGAATACGTCCGCCGCTTTTACGACCTCAACACGTTTTGCGGCGGCGATTGTATCGGTAAAATATTGTCTTTGTCGGTCGGGCAAATCCAATCGTAAGAACGCCCGCATTTCCTCAATAATTACGCTTTCCATATCTTAACCCTTTGTAAACCCCTTAAATGCGACGTGGTAAACGTCGTATTGTTTTCCGGTAACATAAAATTCAATCATTCGGTCGTCGTTACCGACGTCGTTTATTGCAATGGTCGGGTATGGTTCCCCCGGCAATTGGTTAAAACAGTCCTCAATTTCCCGGTATCCCTCCGGGAACTCCGAACGGTCGGCGGCAAAAAACCGGGTTAAACTCTCTTTTATCCGGTTCAACATTTCGTCCCCGTTGGGTTCAAAATGCGCTTTTATCTTATCTTGTTTTCTTAATGCAAATCGTCCCATAACTCATTAAAATAATGTATTGTTTTTCCCGGTATCAATTCCCCGGTTTTTTTATTCTTTCGTCCCGGCTTAAATGGTTGGGAAATACGGTTTTGTAATTCCATTAATTCCGCCCATGTTTCCGGCAAATATTGTTTTATGTTCTGCAACTCTTTTAAATTCTTGTTTCGGCATATTCGACAACTAACCCGGTCTAATATTTCATATAGACGAACGCCGTTTTGCTCCCAATAAATACCCCGGTCGTAACAATATTGTAAGGCTTGCGCCTCTGTTATACCCATTTCAACCAACGGTAATACTTTATTTTCCCGGCGTTCCTTTTCGATACGTTTTGTTTCGTCGGCGGCAATAGCCACATAATCCCAATTATCGCCAATATAGTTTTTTAAAGCACGCAATTTCAAAGTTGTACCCCAACGGCAATTCCCGCCACACCAACTATAACCGTATTTATGAACTATTTTTGTACCCTTTTTATAAACGGGCTTTTCAAACATATACCAATAAAACGGTTTATCTATTTCTAATTCGGTGTACTTAATACCCCGTTCGGCTAATATAGGCAATATCATATCCCGCACCATATAAATTGCGTCAAATTCAACCCCTATATTGAAAAATACAACTTCATCAATTGGCAATCCTTTATCTATTCCCAATAATAACATTGCTACACTATCTTTTCCAAAAGATACTGAATAAATATGTTTTCTTTCCATTACGCAATTACTTTACAAAATTTATAATATTGGTCGTGTCGGCTCTCAACTTGACAAAGCAACCCAATATCGTTGCCATCCAATAATAGGTTTAACACATCGCCGGGATTATGCCGGGTATAAAGCAAAAATAACCCGCCGTTTGCATTTTGGATTATCTTATACATTTCTTGACTTATTCGGTAACGTTTCGTTTTATTCATCGCTCTAAATTATTATGCCGGGGGATTGCGCCCCGGCTTATTGTTACTGCAAATATGCAATTGTGGTTAATCTCTCTTTTTCCTCTTTAGCACTCTGAACGTTTCGGGCAATCCATTGTTCGGCGGGGTTTTCTGCAATCCATTGTTTTCTATACTCCGGAACCCAATTTGCCGCCATTTCTTTATATGCCTTTTCGGGATTTGATAAAATTTTGTTTACCCAACTTAATTTTTTACCGTGGTCGCCTTTCCCGATTAAATCTAACCGCCCGAAATAATACGAACCATCAGCAACACACGCCACATAATCACGGGCGGACGTTCGTTTTGAAACGATTGCTTTGCTTTCGGCGTGGATAACTTGGTACTCAAATTTCTTTCCTTTTTCTTTCTTGACTAAAATATACTTTGCCATAATCTTTGTTATTATGCCGGGGTTTCCCCCGGCTGATTAAACATTACTTTTTAATTTCGTATAAACTCAATGAATTTTCACACAATACCCACGTTGGGAAATCCTTTTTGTTTAGATAACAAAGGCTATCTAATGCCGCCCGGCTTGTATAAAACCACAACCCAAATTTTTTGCCGATAAAATACATATCGTTTACCCCTGTTTCCCGGTATTTCTCCGACAACATTTGTTGGCTGTAAATGATTGACGAAAATTTAACTTTGCCGTCTAACTTGGTTGCAATCTCGGCAATGTCCGTCGCCTGTGTTCTTTTCTTTGTTTCCATATTTGAAATTTATTTGGTTCCGGGAACCCGCCCGGTCGGATTAGTAATAATAAAAGGATATTTTCAAACCCCGGCGCAACTTACAATGTTCGGCGTCTTTGACACAACGGAAAGCACGGCGCAATAATTTGTTCGCCATTTCAACGCCTACTAACTTAATCAAACCGGAAACGCCAACCAACGTGTTAATCTTTTTGCCGTTGAACAAGCCGTTTACTTTGATTTTGAAAGTACGGTTAATTTCTTTTGTTGTATATTCCAAACCGTTGTAAATATCTTCGGGCTTCATTGTATCGCTCTTTTTGTTGCCGGGAAAACGCCCGGTCGTTTTATTAACATGGCACAAAGATAGGGCATTTTATTTTAACTACCAAAAGAATTTTCTTTTTTTTCGATTTGCGGACAAAAAACGGTTCTTTTGGCTCCCCGCAAAGTTATTTTTGGCGAATTTTCATTTTAAGCCACTTTATTTGCCGGGGTGGGTACTTTATCCATTCAAACAAAATAATAGAAATACGGGGCTAAAAACGGGCAAAAACAAAAACGGGGTTGCAACGCTTGGTTACAATCCCCGTTTCCCGGTATTATGAACAATAAAAGTTACTTTTCTATGGTTACGAACTCAACGCCCAATATTTTTGTTGCCGGGTTCTTGCTTACAACATCAATTTGCCGATTTTTGATTTTCTTTGTTTTCCATAAAAAACCTAACCAACGTTTGTATTGCACCGTTTCGACAATCAACAGACTATCCCGGTTTATATGCGTCCCGGTAAATTGTCCGTCCGGCGTGGCGCATCCGTGCAACTCAAAATACGGTTCGACAATATCGACGCATCGTAAAACGGTCGTAACCGTATCGCCGGGCAAATATACAACACTATCCCGGACGGTTGCCCGCAATTCGTTGATTGTTTCCATTTGGGTTGTTGTAACCCGTTCCAACTCCCGGTTCTTTGTCTGCAACGTCTTTATCAACTCCGCATCGCTCGCCCGGTATTTTTCAAACTCTGACAATTTCAGTTCCAAAACCCCAACTTTGGCGGCGTTCAAACTATCTTTCGTTTGGTACCGGGAAACTTCCTGCAATAACGTTTCCGTGTTGGTTCTGTATTTGTCCCTTTCCCCGGTCAACGTATTAATCCGGGAACGTTGCACCCATATAGTGACAACGGCGGAAACCGCCAAAGCAATTGCCGCTATTATTAAATATTTTTTCATAAGATACGTTTTATCGCTTCATAATGAATTTTTGCAATACGTTCACGCCCGGCGTCTGACAACATAAAACGGCAATCTTTTTCGGTATCCATGAAAAAGTTTTCAGATAATACCGCCGGGCAAACCGTATGTTTCAGAATGTAAAATTGGTTTTCTTTGTCCGGGTCGCCGTCGGTATGGTCAAAGCGCATTTTCCAACCATCCGGGGCAAACTCTTTTTCCGCCTCATTACAAAGTACGGTTGCGATTGCATCCGCTTTCGTTTGTCCTACGCTGGTATAACATTCCCACCCGGTGCCGCCTCCGGCGTTCCCGTGAACGCTAAACAAAACGGCGTTGTTGCCGCAATCCGCATGGATAACGTTTGCACGGCGGCAACGCTCCGGTAATGATACGTCGGTTTCCTCCGGTACCAAAATTTCAAACTTTACGCCATCGGCTTTTAACATCGCCGCAATACGGCGTACAATGTCACGGTTAAACTCCCATTCAAACAATTGGGAACCGTCGCCCCAAACCGGGGAACGTTTCCCGGCGGTTTCTTCGCCGTGTCCGTTGTCTAAAATAACAATAGGTTTCATTTTCTTACCTCCTTTTCTTTATCGTTAATAATATCGTCATCGGTTTCCTTTTGGAAACGCTCGATTATTGGTTGCCAATAAGACGGCAACGCCCGTGTAAATTCCAACCGGATAACATGGTATATTATCCGTAAGGCTATTTTCTTCGGGTATGCCTTAATTAAGTTGCGAAACGCATTTTGCAAATATACATACATGAACACGTATGTAAGCGACTTAATAACAATCATTGCCGCCCCGTCGTCGCCACATTGCAACATAACGGAATAAATGACGTGTATAATAACGACGTACAAAAGCAATTCCGCCAATGCGTTCTTAAACTTATGGAACGAAAAGCGTTTGCAATTCCTTATCGCCACGCCGTCCTCCCTCATTCCCGCCCAAATGTTGAACGCAAACATAATAACTAACGCATACATAAACCCCGCCGTCGGGGTCAGATATGCAAATAACGGGCTTGCGGTCGTGGCGAATATCATACGCCATTGTTCCAAACTAAAAATTTTATCCATATCGTCCATAAATAAAGAGTTAAGGGGCGGCGGTAACCCGCCCCCGTTTTGGTTATTGCTTTATAATCTCGCACAACATAAATTCCGTGCGGTTGTCAACCGTGGTTGTTCCGTTGATAATGTTACGTTCTTACATATTCATAAATGAAATAGGGCGGGCGGTTTCCCGCCCTCCCATTAGTTAGTTATTGGGTAATTGCTTTTAAAATACAACTTCCGTATGTTTGGTTTCCGCTTTCTGTTTGGTGTACCCCGTCGTCACTCCAACCAAAACCGCCGACAACCAATTGTATTGTATCGCTTGACGCCGGAACATTCCCGTAAAAATGAACCTTTACAGGCTTAACGGCGTAATCGGTTGCAAACGGTACAACTTGGTTCCAATCTTGACCCTTCGTTAAATGAATTAACGACGGGTCAACGTCAGATGTAACAAACCAACCGTCGGTACGTTCAACATACGCATCAATTCCGGTAACATCAACGCCGTTTACCCATACACGGAACGCACGATTAACGTTACCAATGTCCGCCCCGTCAACTACATAATCTGCAACGCCCGACGACGGTATGTTTATGATTTTTGGATTAGACAACGCACCGTCGTTAAAACGTATTTGTTCGTCGGATATATTAACGAATGTACCGTTGTATTGGTCGGCTATTTCCTGTTGTAATTCGTTATACCCCCAACCGCTACAATAATCGTTCGTGTTAAATGCACTTATACCAACGACTAATAATTGCGCATTAGGGTTTGATGCCTTGAATTTCTTAACCAATGTGTTGTAATTAGTGCGAACTTGACCCAATCGACGAACGGCAAATTGTGCGCCGACCATATCGGACAAATTATTGTAATGCCATATTTCCGATACGCTGAACGGTTTAACCCATGTAACAACGCCGTTTACTTTATCAACCGTTGCAACCGTTCTAACTGCAAATTCCCGCCAATCGCTACGATATTCGCCGATTTTGATAAAATCGCCAACCTCAATTTCTGACGTCTTTATATCGTCAGACGTCAAAGAAAAAGGCGTAATTGCCTGTATTGTTCCGGTACATAACCCCGTTTGAAAACTTGTGTTTCCCGTATTAGTAATATAAATAACCTCCTTTAACTTGACGTTCTTTATTTCCTCCAACGTGAATGTTTGTTCCCGAACCAATACCCGGTCGATTTGATAACGGTCGTCGTTTGTTCCATATTCCAACATTAGAACATCAAAATAAGGCAAATAACGAACGCATCGCCAATCGTGCCATTGGTTTTCGCTAATAGCCCTAAACAAATCATACCCGCCAAATGCGGCGTTCATAAAGTCATTTAATTCGGCGCACGCAAAATCAAAATCGAAATACGGATTGGTTCCACCTGTAATTACTATTTTGATACGGTGCATACCGTATGCGTCAAATGAAAAACGCAACACGGCATCCGGGTTGTTAATAACAGGGCTTAACGGATAACCCGAACGTGTAACCGCATCCGCCGTAAGGCTTGCAATATTTACGGGATTTGTATTTTCCGTATTCCCGTTTTCGTCCTCGTTGAAATCCGATTGAGTAAAGCCAATCGCACGTCCTACGTTATACGTCAATTGGATTGTCGTACCATTTGCCGGGGCAACCGGGAAATACAATATACGGCGGGGTTGTCCGTCATTATACGGGGCAAATGTCATTATTGTACGAACTGCGTAACAATCGCCGCCGGATAAACCGGGGTTCATGGATACCGTTTTTGCCGTTCCATTAACTGTAACGGCAAAATTATAACTATCCAAATGGTCGATAACAAAAGACTTTTGCGCACCCGTTCCGGCAAATGTCTGTGTACGTTGTCCCAACATTGTTTTATTACGATTGTTATAAGAGCCAATTTTTACATCATTGTCGTAAATATCAAATGTTGCGTAATTGGTTGTTCGCTCAATAAATTGCACTAAATCGACGTGCGAACCGAATACGGTAAAAGTTAATGAACTGCCAACGCCCGTTATTTTTTTGTTAACAATCCCTTTGGCTGTATTTGTCAATACCTTTTGATTATATGGACGATTTGCAACGGTTCCCGTTGTTATCAAATTCGTTGTTTTGTTCGCAAGTGCTAACAAACCGTCAACCAAATAAGCCAACCAACCGGAATACGCATTGCGTGTCGTGGATTTTGAAGAACCAAAAATTGCGTAACTTTTTGCTTTTACGGGTTGTACAACATTTTCTATGTTGCTTATCGCATTATTTACATAATCAATTGTTGCATTTTGATATACCGGGGGGGTATATATGGTTACATAGTCTGCCAATTCGTCCTCTGTGTATGTCGAAAACACAAAATCACTTATTAATGTATCGTTTAAGGTCGTATTGTTATACACCGTAAATTCCGGTATTGTAACAACGGTATTACCCCACAAATCGCCGTCTAACAATACATAATAACGTGTTCCATTCAGTCCAACCCGCACATCCATTGGGAAACGTGCATCTTTGTAAATTACTCCATATCGAAGATATGGAGACACCGAACTCCCCGCAAATTCCAATATAGCCTCCGTAATACCATAACCTTTGTGTGATATATCCTTTATCTGTATGCGCATACGATATGCCGTATTTAACTTCGGGGTAAAAGCGACGGGCAATGCAATTTTCATTTTATAACCCGGATATACTGAACCTCCCAAAGAGACGGCAACCAATGGTGTAAATGTGGTTGCAATATTGATTGGGGTTGGTTTTATTAGGTATCCGTTTTGCAATATATTTTCTAGTGCGTTCCCGTTTTCAACTTGGAATATGTTTGTATATGTATCATCCAAACTTTGCATTCCGGTAATACTCCAACCGTCATATAAAGGTTCGGGAACATAGGAGCCTAACCTATCCAATCCGACCTTTTTTATATATAATGCAAGGTTGCCCCCCAACGTTGTTGATAACGTTATATTGTCGGCTCCTATGGCTATACAAATAAAGCCGTCAGAACTAATACACAAACGTACTGGGGTCGTGTTGCCGTCGCTCCAAAAGAATTTAGGCGTATAGTAATTCCATGTCGAATTACTTGAACGTCCCAAAAACGAAATCGTCATTGTCTTATATCCAACTTTGCCGACTGAACTTGTTTTTGCTCCAATCTCAAAGAAATAATTAAGATTGTCGGAAAATTTGTACGGCGTTTTGAATACATAAACGGGTAACGGTACATTTCCGGGTACTGCCGCACAATTTGGCACAAACGTTCTAACAGCGTTATTGATTATATTTGCCTGCCTGCTGAATAAATCAATTGTTGACGGATTAAAAGTATTTAAGTCCGATAAAAAAATATTGTTGGGCGACAACACATAATACGGGGTTGCGTTAGGAGCATCGTCAACTAAGATTGACGAACCGATTGCAAATGCTGACCAATCAATTGCACATTGTATCTGAACGGTTCCCGCACCATAAACAAACGTTCGGTTGTATGGCGTTGCACCTCCGTTAGCATTTTCCGGGCTGTTTGCATCTGCCCAATTTGAACCAATATACGCCCAACCCGAACCCGTATTTATCTTAAAACGTAATTCGTGGTTTGTTTCCGTTGTACGACGTACCAATGAAACGGCAATTTGTATGTTGGGATAATTAGCGGGGATAATATTGTTGAAAACAACTTTTACCCCGGTAAAAGCCGCAACCCATTTTGCCCGGTCTGATTTGTCTAACGTTCGATTTTGGTAAAAACTATCTTGCGCCGCTATATTATACGTCGTTTGTTGGGGCGCAATTGGCAACGTCCATGCGCTCCACGTATTGCCCGCATTGTTGTAAAACACTTGGACGGTATCGGTAACAACTGCATTGCTACCAAAATTCACATACGCCCCCGGTTGGGCGGCTAAATAGAAAACATTTGCGTCCGGGGTTCCCGGCACGGTTGTTGGCGTCGCTATACCCGCAAATGTTCTGTTTACTCCTATTCCATTGACAATAGATAACAACGTACTTTGCAAAATTGCTCCGGTAATCTCTTGATTGCCATTTGTTTTTATAACATCCGCAATCGCTTGTTTTAATTCTTGATAATTCGCCATAACTAATTAATTTAATCGTTATTAAAATCATTATTGTAATCGCTGTTAAAATCGCCAATATTTGCCCCTAAATATCCACGACCTATTTTTTTAACGACGGTTGCTGTCTGAAATTCTATTTCCACGCTCGCCAAATCTCCCTGCGTCTGCCATTTTGGGGTAATTAAAAACGTGTCGCAATCGTATTCCCTGCCGTATTTATCCGTTATGTGTATATAATCAGCCATACGAATAAAACGCATAACATCGCATAAGTATTCCGGTGCCAATATAGTACATTTGAACGTCTTTACCGAAATTTGTTTTTCCGGGAAAAAATAACCGTCCCTTTCCTCGCCGTCCTCTTCAAATTCATAATCCGGTTTTCCTAACTCGGTACAAAGATATAACATGTTTTTGAATGTCGGATTTTTATAAACTATTTGTCCGGCGTCAAACACTAAATTTTCAATGTCCCACCAATCAATTTTCAAATAACCGGAAACGTCCTGCACAACCGTAAACATTTCAGAATACCACGTTTGAACGCCATCAGATAACCGCAAATAATAAATTCCGTCAAACTGATTTAACGGCATGGGTAATATTGCCGGGTATAATATTACATCATATCCCAACGACTGAAACCGGACAACTTGCAATCCGGTTTCCCTCATGTATGTTGTTATATTTGCAATTTGTTTTCCGGTTTTATCATATAGAATAACAGACGTAACAGAATTTGAACGGGTATTTCTTATTATCTGAAACGGCAATAATCTATCAGCCGGTGCGAACAATGGGTATATTTGCCCGTATGCGTAACTTTTACGGTGGTTCTGCTGCTCTATTGACGTGTACCACGGCAATACGCTTATATTGTTATTCTGTATCATATTTCAACGTTGCTTTAATGTTTCGACTACACAAATTTACGCTTAATTTATCAACTTGACCGTTACCGATATACGTTTTTATTAGTTGCATCGGGTTTGGGTCGTCATTTGCCGGAAAACTAAACGTTTGTTTCTTTTTTCTCTCAATACCGTATGCGTAAACCTCGGAACCGTTTATTGATACACGACGGGCGGGTAAATCATATAACCAATACGGGGATTGCAGATTGATAAACGCCAAATATCCGTTTTGCAAAAAGTATTCGACCCCGTTAATAGTTTGGCGGGTAAATGGTAATATCCATTGCGACCCGGACGTTGGCGGAACGGCGGCAAACAAGGCGAACCCGTCCGAACTCATATTGCCGGGGTTTAACAACATCATATCAATATCGGACGTAAAGTTTGATATATTAATTTCCTCAACCTTTCCGGGCGTTACATACTTGCTTATTACTTGTATCGGCAACCCTTCAAATGCCGCCGTAACGTCGTCCATCCATTCAAATTGGTAACGTTCCGGCAAATCGACCTTATCAAACGAATATTCCGACGTGTTGAACGCCCACGGTTTCCCGTTGCGCAAATTCAATTCCTTTGTCAAATCGTGGCTTAATATAGCCCCGCCGGAATATGAACCGCCATTGCGGAAATATTGGATATGTTCGATTTTAAATTTGCCGTCCTCAATGAACCAATAACATTTAAAACAATCCCGTAACATATTGGTAAATTGTTGTAAGGTCGTCGGGGCTTTTTGTGCGGGTTGCTGATATTCCCCGTTTATAATATTGGTTTTCTGTGATACAAGCAAACGGAAATTCAACCCGGATATTGGGTTGTTACCGCTGTATAAAAATTGACTGTATTCCGCCGTGGCTGCGTGTGTTATACCCGGTGCAATCTGATTGAGCAAAACGGATATACAAGACGCAACCGGGAACGCATCCCGCAAAGTATATGCTTTTCGTGCTTTTTTCTCTAATATCCAATCCATCAAATAAAACCCAAACCATAACGACGCATAACGCCACGTTGACCGGGCTATTGGATAAAACGTTTGCCCGTATATGGAATAAGGCGGCGCAAAATACTTTCCGTTGTCCGCTAATCCCCACTCGGTCGGGGTATTTGAAAAGTTGTTTGAAATAAACGCCACGTCGATTGCGTAACCAATCGCACGCCTATAATTACGGTTATTATCAACTATATCATCGGCGGGCAATGGATATGTATTAAGGTCGTCGATTTTCTCCACGTCGCACAAATACCGGGCGTATATATTATAACTTTTCATATCGGCGTGCATTGTTCCGGTTGCCCCGGAACCCTCGACGGCGGTTAAATCAAACTCCAACGTATCAAACGGGGACGTTGTAACCTTTTGATAACGGAACATTGCCACATCGTCCGATTGTCGGCGTATCTCAACCAATGCAACCCCAAACGGCACGCCGTCAATTCGTTGTTGTGAAATATAGATATAATAACTAACATTCAATTCCGGGTATAATTTCCCCTCGAATGCGTCCGCACTTGCACCCGTTGCCATTCGTCCGGTATAAAGCCCGGATATTACCGCCGGGGAACCGTTGGACGTAATTTGTATTTCTTTCAATATATTGCACAAAGCAAAATGATAGGTTTGTACTAATGCGTTTTGGTCGGTCGTGGCGTTTGCGTCTTGTTCCCAATTCGTACCGCCCAAAAAACAAGAAACAACACTATCCCCCGGAACGTATATTTGAATTAATGGACGCTTGTTTATCGTTATCCGTTGGATTGTCGGGGCTAACGTTATTAAATTGTATTCCTTTTCCAATCCCGCCAACACGTCGTTATAATCGTCGATTGCGTCCGGTTGCACAACAACCTTTTTATCGTAATCGGTAAACGTGCAATCGGTTTTCATAAACTTGCCTTGAAAGTATTGGAACCATGTACGCCCGCCGTCGTCGCTCTTTTCAATGCAATACAAAAATTCATTGTCGAACGATTGACGGTTTATATAGTCGTAATCATCCCGGACAAAGGTAATTTTGCCGGATAATTTGGCACGATAAAACCGTTGGTTGGTTTCTAATTCGTACTCCTTTGCCAAATCGTCCTTATAAATCGGATGCACGGTTTGACCTTGTAAGACGTTCGGGGCGTCCAACGTTCCCAATCTCAACCATGCCGTCCCGTTGGCGTAATGCGCTTTGATTACATTAAACCGGATATATGCGGCATTGCTTGGTATGTCAAATTCCGTATTTGTGGCGGACGGGTCGCTCCCCCAACCGCCGATAATCTTTTTATTGCTATCGTAAAATGCGCCCCCGGATTGCGTGGTGAAATTCTGAAACAATTTGCGGGGGTACACATTCCCAACCGGGACAAAAGTACGGGTATAATAGAACTTTGTACTATTCCCGTTTATGTTCCCGGTTATGTGACTTATCGCCCCGTTCGCTAAAAACGCATTTACAAATGAATGTCTATAAATCGGGTTCATATCAATTTTTAATTTTACGTGTCAAATTCTTGTAAACCTCAATAACATTGCCGTTGCCATCGACGTAACGACGGCGGCGGTTTTGTTCCTTAATCTCCCTTACATCGTCTTTTAAATCCCGCAAATCCGGTGCGTTATTTTGTTGAACCGTTACATTAATGCCGTCGGTATTGTAGGCATTAAGGTACTTTTGGGGGAATGTTCCCCGGTTCAAACTATTTATTACGTCCGGGATTAAACGACGGAAACGGCGGGAATTACGTTTATTGATAACGGCGAAAAATTCCCCGCCCTCGGCACGCCTCCGGGTTCCATCCGGTTTGGTTCCTAAATCCACGTCGTCCCCGGATTGGTGGGAACCGCCCGCCAACAATTCAACCGTACCGTCCCCGTAACTTTCCGAACCCTCGGCGGCTTTACTCATTTGTGCGGCTTTAATTTTGGCGGCGGCAAATGAAGCCCACATAACAGCGATTGCCGGGATTGCGAACGGGAACCCCAATTGCGACCAAATCAAAGCGGACGCCGTTACAAGGTTTCCGATTTGTTGGATTGTCTGTATTGCCTGTTGTGCCTTTTGCGCTTTCTGTTGTTCTTTCAACGCCTTTTCTTGGTTCCGCTTTGCCAAATCCAACTCCTTTTGCGCCATAACCACGTTATTGGCGTATCCGTTTGCCCTTGCTTCCAATTCGGCGTCCAACGAACGTTGTGCGCTGTCAACTTCTTTGTCGGCGGCGGAAACGGCGGCATCGGCGGCGGCTAATTTAGCCTGTAAAAACGTATCCAATTGCTCCATTGCAAAGGATACGGACGTACTTATTGCCTCCTTTTGGTCGTCGTCCAAATTCAGCCCAAACAAACCGTAAATGTCTGTTCCTCGTTCCTCTCCTTTTGACTGCTCAATTTCTTGGTCAATCTTTTTTATTGTGTTTTGAATTGTTTGTACTTCAACATCTGACAATTTATTGGCTGCTTGCTCGTTCAATTCTAATACCTTTTGCAAACGTTCCTTTTCTGCCTGCAAACGAAATTGGGTTTTCCGGGCTTCTGAATTTCTTAATAAATCAAATTCAGATTGCGCCAACGCTTGTTGCTGGTCAAACATCATTAATTGCGCTTGCAAATATTCGTCGGCAATTGCGTTTCCCTTAACGTCAAATCCGGCATTAATTACCCCGGCGTCCTGCTGTTGTCCGGTCGGCTTTTGCTCATTCTGCAACAATGCTGTTTGTCTTTCATTCTCTAACAACTGCATACGCAATTGTCGTTCCTGCTCGCTTCCCTGCTTAACCGCTTGCAAACGTAGTTCAATGCTTTCTTTCTGCAATGCCAATTCTTGCAACTGCCGTTCTTGCTCTATTTTCAACAACGCCTCTGTCTGCTGTTGTTCTAACGCCGTAATTGTTGCGTTTATCGCCTGCCGTCCGGTTTCGTTCAAATCCTTTTCGGTCTGTAATTGGTGCTGCAAATCCTCAATCTGTCGGGAATACTGATATTGCGTTTGCTGCCGACGCTTTGCCCATTCGTCGCTTTCCAACTGCAATTGTGCATCCTGCAATTTCCGGGTTGCCTCCAAATTCTTTTTATAAGCCGCTTCAATTTGCTTTGCTTGTTGTTCTGCCGCCTTTTCCGCATCGCTTTTTCCCCTTGGCGTTACGGTTGGGTTCTGTGTCGTTACGGGCTTATTGTCTGTTTGTGGCGTCGGGGTATCTCCAACAGAAACCGGGATTGTTAACGGTTTTATTTTCTTTTGCATACCCTCCAACCCCTCTTGGAAATTTTCTGTTATGTCTTTAACTTGGGCTTTAACCAAATTTCCATACGCTGCGGCATAATCTGCCAATCCTTTTTTTACGTCGTCAAAATCTAACGTAAACGCTCCCTTTAATACGGTTCCGGTTGCTTTGACTATATCAATAAAGAATCCAAACAAATTTCCCAACGTATCAAACGTTGTTTTGAATCCGGCAACAATCCCATTCCAAATTGCACGTATCAAAACACTTTCATTGTATAACTCAATAAAGTAGTTGATAACATTAATAACCCCTTTTATTATCGCCGTCAATCCTTGGTTAACAAAAACTTTTGCTTTCGTTGTCAACGTTTCAAAATTTCCTCCGGTTGCGTCAAACAACCATGATAATGCGTTTTGCAACTCAATTTGGCTTTGCAATTGTTCCTCCTGCAATTGCGCCAAAACTCCGGCTTTCCCTTTTACTTCATCCATGTTTGTTGAAATATCTTTCAACGTGCGCAAATACTGCAATCCGGCGTCCTCTCCGGGACCCCCGAATATATCTGCAATTGCAGCCCCGACCGTTGCCGCATTATCCGGCAATTCTGCCAATTTTGCGGAAACGTCTTGTATAACATCGAACGTTGTTTTGGTTCCGGTCTGCAAATCTTTTTGAACTTGTTCCGACGAAATACCGATACCGTCCAAAGCCGCCGCCGTCGCCTTCGTCATTTCACGCAAACGCAAATTTGCCTCCTTAATTGCGTCAACGCCTTTGTCCGAAAAGATACCCATTTTGTTTGTTTGGGCTACAATCGCAACAAATTGGTCTGCTGATATTCCAGCCTCTTTGAAATATGCCGGGTATTCTTTCAACGTGTCTAAAAATTCCCCGTTCGCATCGGCTCCGGACAAAAAACCATCCTTAACCAACTGCAATGCCTCATTTGCAGAAATACCAAATTGTTTTGATAATGCGTTTGTTGCAATCAATGTTTCCCGGAAATCTGCGCCGAACGAATCTGCGACGGCTTGCACCTCGTTTCTAAACGCTTTCAAATCATCGCCGCTTTTCCCGGTAAATTGTTTCGTCAACCTTGTTGCCTCAACTAATCCGGCGTTGTAATCGTACCACCATTTGAACGCCGCACCAGCCGCCGCAATTCCGGCAATCGCCAAAAAAACCGGGTTTGAAAGTAATCCCAACAAAGTTTTTCCCAATGCTTTTGCCCCGTCGCCAATAGCTGTAAAAACGGCTTTACTTTCAGCCCCGCCACGTCCTAACGCCAAAAGACTTTCGCCAAATGCGCTATTTAAACCTAACGTTTCTTTTAATTTGTCGCCATACGCAATAATTGCGTCGGACGCCTCCGTATAATTTCCGACGTTCAATTGAAATTTCCCGGTTGCTTCCTGCAAACGTTTCATTTCTTCGTATATTTCTTTGGTTTGTGCAACCAATTTTCGCCCCTCCTCGGTGTTTTCCCGTTCGGCTTTAGTCATGTTGTTTAAATAAATCTTATTCAATGAATATTGCGCCGATAAACGGTTATAACTACCCTCGGCGGATTGATTTATTTTCACAATCAGTTTATTAATTTGGTTCGCTTCCTGTTGTGCCAATTTTAACTCGGCTAACTTTTTGGCGTTCTCGCTTTCTGCAAACGCCAAATCACGTTGCGCACGTGCCAAACGTTCCGCATCGTCTGCGGCTTTCTTGGTTGTGTTCCTGCCGTCCTCGGTTGCCCCGGAAACCTTTTGCAGAACCGCCGCCAACTGAATTGCTTCCGCCCTAATATTTTTCAACGCATTTGTATATGCGTCTGAAAGTTCATCCAATTGCTTTATCAAATCAGTAATCGAATTATCGGGGCTTACCAAATCAGAATATTTAATTGGGTTGTTGTTATCTGCCATATATCCGACTATTTGTTTTTGTTATTTTCGGGCAATTTGCCCTACAATCAATTTTCTTTTCTCAAATGTATAATTTATCGTCTGAAAAATAAAACACCTTAAATCGCCTTATTTTGGCTTTTTCTGCTTGCTTTTTTCGCTTGCTCCTTAATGTATTCAAATGCGTTGTAATATTCCAAAACGGTAAACGATTTTGGGTTTACGTGCAAATGTTGGGACAACATCAAACACATATTTTCAAACTGCTTGTCGTATTGTATTTCCACGCTATCCGACCCGCTAAACGATTTGGGTTTTGTATAAGTCAACAACAACGTCGTAATATGGTCTATTTCTTCTCGTTTGTCGCTTTCGTCCCCCTTTATTATCGCATCCAACATTAACATCGTGCGTTGCTTCAATTGGTCGTAATACTCTTTAACCGTGGCGTCGTCGAATAGTTTAGGAAAATACAATTGCAATTCTTTATCTATTTTTTTTTTGACCGCTTCCAATTGGGCGGTCAACTCGGCGTTCGGCGCATCGGCGAATAAATCCAATACCTTTTGCAAACCGTCCGCCGTCATATCGTTGTATTCGGTTCCGTCCACTGACTTAACCAAACAGGCAAACGCCAAATACTTTGGCGATATGGCGGATTGGACGAAATAAACGTTTTGCCGCAAATTATCCAATTCCTTTTCCGCCAAATCCGGCTTTTCCTTTCGGATAAACCGGATTGCCTTTTCAATATGCGCATCCCAATCGTTCAAATCCGACCCAACCCCGGCGTCGATAAGCAACATTTTGTTATATGCGTGAAATCGCAAAATCGGCAATTCGTCGATACTGTCGTACAACACAACCGCCCGTTCCCCTATCTTTGTCGTTTTCATAAGAGTATGCGGGTTATGACTGTTGAACAAAACGGAACCAATAACAATGCCGGGTTCCCGGTGCATATAGCAAACAGGACGGACAAAACGACCCCCGCCCACCATGATAAGCAAAAGCCGCAATTGAACATCTTAACAAAAAAGTCGTTGCCGTGAACTTGGACGTACTCAATAACGCCCCACTTTTTTAACAGGGTCAACAGGAACGCCGCCACGGTTGCCACGACCAAAACCCAAATAATGAAAGTTACCATATCGTTAAATGTTACAAGGTTGATTAACTGACAATACACCCTCAAAGCGAAAACCGCCGAACGGGTGCATTAAAAATTGATTATCTATTTCGTCCAACGTAAACCCACGGTACACGTTTTCCGCCAACTCATAAATCCGGTTTATTACAATCGTCCCGTCTTTCAGCCAAAAACCGCCATTTAGGACGGTCAATATTTCGTTCTTCAATGCCTCGGTATTCCGGTTGTTGAGTTGACCGGGGTAAACCTTGCGCAAATCGAACCAAACAATAAGGGAAAACGGGGCTTTAATCTCGCTTTGCTCTTTGGGAACCCAACCGACCGTTTGCGGGTCGTCTATCCAAAAGAACGAAAAATTGCCAATATTGGCATCCGGGGAAACGTCGATATAATCATTGTCGCCTCTCCATTCCGTCCCGCCCGCATATACGTTCGGGGTATAATAGCGTTTGCCCTGTATCACTTTGGCGATACGTTGCGCCCGCCCAAATGCGACGTCCAACCAATCGACGTTATCCATTAACCCGGTTTGTATGTTCCCCAAAACCCGGTCGATTAAAACCGGGTTGGGAATTATAGGGGTTGTTCTCTTATTCGTTGCCATATAATACGTTTTTTGCTTTCTTCATTAAGTCCGGGAATATATATTGCCAAATCAACGCCGCAATATTTTCGTCCGTCAATCCCAATATTTGCCGCCCGTACTTTTTTATTAAGTCCTCCGTTTTGAAATCCGACGCTTTTATTTCAAACTGTTTGTCGCCGACTTCCAAAAAAAACGACGCTTCAAAATCCCCGGTATCCCGTAACGTTACCCGGTTTGTCGGTTGTCCCTTTTCCTCCTTTATGGCTATCGTCAACGGCGAATACGGGGCGTAATCCATAATATCCACGCCCAAACGGTTAATACCTTGTTCAAACAATTGTTCCTCGGCATTCATATCAACAATATAGGCGTCATTGTCCCAAATGATTTGTTGAATGTATGCGCCGGACGATAACCCGTTGTTGAACGTGGCAACCCGGTTGCGTAAATCCTGTATTGACTTTAACCCCGCCATAATCTTACGTTGTCCGGTATTTTACACCGTGGTTATTACAAGTAAGGCAAATACGGTCGATACCCTGCGTATCCAACCGCAACGCCTCGTATGCTTTTTTAAGGTCATAACCCAAACCGCCGGGGCGACCCTCAACGTTGCCGTCCAATTCGTAAAGAATTTCCAACCGGGTTGCGTTTACTTGGTTCCGGTTTACCTTAACATCGGGGTTCATTGCCAACGTGCGCAACATGATTGCGGCGACCTGTCGTTGGATAACCGTTTGGAAAATCTGCCTTTCCTTAATGATAAAATCCGTTAGGTCGCAACCAACGGTTATTTCGCAATTCAACCCGTAATTCTGCGTATTGGTGTACATCGTCAACGCAATATCCCACAACTCCGGGTATTCGTCGAATGTTTCCGGGGCGTTCATCATAAACGGGGATACCTGTAAATACTTGGTTATTTCCCGCCAACGCTCCAAATCAACGTAACCCGTACACGTCCCGCACGGCTCCCGGCTCCAATCCTTTGTCATGTTAATTGCCTGCATCCCGGCGGGCAAATCGTTTTGGTTGTAACAAAGGAACCACGACCCCCCGGCGTTGTTTCCGGTACTGATATACGGCAAATAACAATCTTTCAACGGGAACCATTGAAAACCGCCGTTTGTCTGCGTAAAATTCAAATCAAACGTCTTTATCGGGTCAATTTGGGACGAATGGAAAAGATACATACGAACAACCCCGGTTGCGCCCGTCATTTGCAACCCGATTTGTTCGATTTTCATTGTTACGCCCATAGAACGAACCGGGACAATTTCAAACCCGACTAATTTATGATTATTCGGCAACGTCGCCCGGATACGTCCCGCACCGTCAAAGAACGTGCGCCGTTCCAATAGGTTCTTTGTTTCCTTATCCAATCCCTTTATTTGCGTGAATGTTTGTACCATTTGGGCGATACCGTTACGGGTCAACCTTTCCAAATAGTCGGATAAATAGTTGTATTCGCCCCAATCCGGGTTTCCATAATCGTTGTTGAAATCGTCGTTAAAATCACTTGCGACGGGTTCGACATTTTGGTTGTCCCGGCGGGCAATCCATACTTTGCCATTGTGTCGCACTTTCGCACCTGTTTTGTATTCCGGTATCATATTCCAAACCGGATATTGAAAAACGAAATCATCCGGGACGATTGCCCGGACATTATCCAAAGTAACAAGGGGGTGCGCACCTTGAAACGTCAAACCGCTTTCCGTCTGCGTTAAATTGTCGTCTATCGCCTTTGCCGGGTCGTATGATTGTTCCCACCCGACGACGTGCAATAATGCGTCCTGTATTTCTTTTAATCGGTACATCTGCGTTTGAAATAAATAAGGGGGCGGGGATAACCACCCCGTCCCCTCGGTTTAACAATTCGTTATGCTCCGGCGTTATGCGCCACCTCCGGCGGGAAATTCCCCGGCGTTGGTTACATATACAGGCATACCCAACGGTTCGTTTGGATTGCGGGCGGCAATCTCGGCTTTGATAATCGGGTTTGCCACAGTATCCGGGTTGCTGTTGTAAGCAACCATATACGCCACGTCAACGGAAAATCCGAAATACTCCTTAACGGCGCACGTCAAATCGGCGGTTGCGGCGCCCATGATTGCGGACTGGTCGCCAACGGCGGTGTAATAGTGCGAACCAACGGGCAAATCAATGTACGGCAAACGTACAACGTCCCATTCGTGGAAATTCGCACGGGTGCGGCGCAATGCCTCACGGTCAACACGTGTAAGGATACCAACATTACCGTCAGCAACGGCAAACATGGTTCCCATTTTGCCCTCTTCGTCGGTTACATTGTTCGTGTAATGTAAAACCTTATTGTCGTACTCCATTCTCTTGTTTACGTCGTTGTAAACGCCATGTTGTGCAAGTTTACGTATAAGGCTATCAACCCCGGCGTTGGCGATAAGGTGGATATATTCCGGGTAACAGTTAGCCCGCATAATCGGGTTAATATCGCCCAAAATCTCGGTCGCCATTTGGGTTGGAACCTGTACCACATTGCCCGACTTCGTGTAATTAAGCAACGTTTTGAACACCTGTGTTTTGTTTGCCTCCAATGCGGCAACGGCTCCGACGTCCAATTTGTCCGCCAAAGCCCGGCACGTCTTTTCCATTTTGCGCAAAAAGTCGTGTTCATAGGAAATTTCGTTGTTCATGTAGGCGGCGGGAACCATTGTAAAGCCAATGGCATAAGTCGCCCAAACAACCGTTACCAATGCGGACGTATTTTCATCGTCAGCGATAACGCACGAACGGACATTGCTAACCTGTACATCGCCGTCGTAATTGATAACGGGTACTTGTACCGTGTTACCAATGGACGCAAACGCACGGTCACGCAAATTGGGGTTAATGATTGAGGACGGGGCGTTGGTTTGCTCAATGAAAAAATCCAATGCGCCATACTCACACGGGCGGGTCATATTACGGTCTAATTCCGGGTTTTCAATCCGCCAATTTTGCAATCTTGTTGCTACTAATGACATAATGTTAAAAATTTAATTGTTATTAAATGCGGGTTTACCCTTTACCCGTGATTGTTTACTTTTCCGGCAATGCGGCAATATTGTTGTCCTGCCATGCCTGTTTCATTGCGGCGTCGAACTTTTCGGAACCCGCCGTTAAACCCTGCGCCATAAGGTTTGCGGCGATTGCTTCGTAAGCCTCGACACGGGTTTTTGCGCCCGTTATGTCAATGGTTGTTCCGCCCCCACCGCCGGAACCGCCCGCAGGGGGAACCGTTCCGCCGCCTCCGGCTTGGCGTCCCTTATCCAAAATACCCATTGTTTCCAATTCACGGGTCAAAAGGTCGCCGGGGGTGTACGGGTTCAACTGATTGTTCGGGTTACGCATAATTGCG